TTATATAAAATTAAATTGTTCTATAGAACATTCATCTTGGCATGATTTACATAATATTTTAGACCAATTTGCTTTTCTTATATCTTCTTTATAAAATATATAAAAATACAAAGACAAAATATTATAAAATAATTCTCCAATTTCAAGTTCATCCTCTTCTATTTTTTCTCCGTGAGCTATTTTATTTCTTATTTTTTCTGCTTCTTTAAAATAGAGAACTATATCTTGTAAAATGTATTTTTTATCATTACTATGATCCTGATTTATATCTTGTAATATAGACTTTAATTTCTCATCAATTAAACGTCTACTACTATTTGAATAGTAACAAATTTTATTTTGTAGCCAATAATCAAAATCTTTAATATCTTCATCATCTATATTTTTATTTAATATATCCTGTGATTTAATATCTTCTCCATACAATAAATATGGATATCTTTTCAAAAAATATTCAAATGTTTTTTTATATAACAATTCTATAAAATTATCTAAGCTACTAAATAAATTCATATATGCCATTTTCTTATTATTATATTTTATATTTATACAAGCTTCTAATATATATTCTGTAAAAGGCGGTATATTATCTTTTTTTAAAATACCTTTAACATATATAGCTAACTTAGCATTTAATGAATCAATAGAATAAATATCACAATTTCCATAATCGCAAAATTTACCATCTAAATATAATATTTTTTCATAATAATCGAAATATCTTTTATTATAACTCAAAAATTTATTTAAATCGTGTTCTTCACATTCAATATTAGGTTCAGATACTTCCGTAATTACAGAATATTGATTAATGCTTATTGTATCATAAATATTACATTCTTTATACCGATAATCATCATCATCGGTCTGTATGTCCTTTATTGTTGTTAAAATTTTTTTCTCTTTTATGTAAGGTAGTATATGATTTATTATGATAAATGGATCAAGTTCAAGAATATTAATGATAGTATTTTTTAAATCAACTTCTTTTCTATATAAATATCCTACTTTATAATAATCTTGCAGTATATACTCTAAACATGTTTGCTTTAACTCAATTGATTTTGATAAATATTCTGATAATTCCTCATTTATATTATTATTTACATTTTTTTTATTTTTCAAAATTACCTCCTAGAACAATCTAATATACAATACTTAACAACTGTAATTATTACAATTTTTATCACCAATAGAATATTATGGTTTATTTGCAATTATATCATATATTGTAATTTTGTGTAAATGGTAATTAAAAAATAAAAAAGACCAGGACATTAGCCCTGGTTTATTTTATATCATAGCTTTAGCTGCTTTATCTAAAAAATTCTGCGGCCACGGATGGGTAAGCATAAATTTGATTGTGTCATTATCATAATTGGTTTCTTTCTCAATAATTTTTAATGATTCTGTAATAGACAACACATTTTTTAATAGTAAAGATTGAGGATCTTTTGCATATTTATATGATCCTTTTAATGTGCCTTTCTCCCAAAACTTTGCGTAGTTACATTCTCTAATCTCAAAATGTAAATGAGCTGCAGATGATACTCCCGTGTTACCCATATGTCCGATAATTTCTCCAGCTTTTACTTTCTGACTTTCTTTAACTTCTAGCTTTTGTAAATGACCATATAAACTACAGAAATCTTTATGTTCTATTACTACATAATAACCATACCCAGTCGAAGGATTCCCAGCATTAGCCTTAGATACTCTAACTATACCATCTGCAACAGAATATAAAGGGTCTCCTTCTCGTCCTGGAACTAATGCGCCTATATCCATACCAGGATGAAACTCTAGCCCTGCATAGTTACGTGGACCATATGGACTAGTTTGTCTTACACTATCTGTTGGGTTGCATCTTAGTGTTGCCATATTATTCAACTCCCTTACTGTTATTTAATTCATAAACAGCCGCTTCGATAGCTGCATTTAATTCAGATTCATTAATTTTATAACCTTTAGATTTCAAAAATTCGATTACATAGTTTTTCTTGTCATAATCCAAAAGTCCTGCTTCTTTCATCTGTTCTGCAGCAGCTACAGCGATTTTTACCCACTTAATTATTTCATTCCATATATTAGCCGAATTTTTTCCTTTTAAAACAGGTATAATGTAATAAGTTATTATTGCTCCAATAAGCGCAATAATAGCTGTTAAAATTGGTGTTAAATCAATATTATTTATCATCATTTTCTACTCCTTCATCCTCTAAAATTTTCTTTTTACGTTTTTTTACTATGGCAGTAAGCCAACCGACATCAGCTCCTGCATCCTCTAAATTTTCTAATATAGATTGACATTCTCGCAGAAATAAAATAGAGTAGACAATCGTTCCTAAAAACGAGGCTACTCCGGCAACAGGAGAAACCCTGTAAGAAAGCCCTACCATTATAAAAATAATTAAGTAAGTAAATATCTTCCTCGACGTTCCAACCCACATACTGTTACTGTTAATAAACTTATTTTTTAGACTTCTCCAAAAGCCACCGTGATTAACGGCTATAGAATAATACTTCGTTATGACATCAAGTACCATAACTCCGAGAACAGCGCAAAATGCTGTTAGATATGCCTGTTCTGGAAATAGTATATATGTAATAGTGCCAAGCAATATTGATATAACAGGATTTGTTTCATGGATTGATTTGATATAATCTAAAATATTTATTCGCATTTACCACCTCTTAAATTTTAATTAGGCATAAAAATAACACTATTACTAGTGATTTTCTATGCCTTTTGTTTTGTCCGCAATTTGTTTATAATGCGGACATTACATTGTTACAATATAAAATAAAAAAGAGCCTAAGCTCCTCTATATTTCATATGTAATTATTAATCCACTAATGTTTATTGCACTATCTAAATCAGATAATGTAAACCCATTACTATTATCATTTTCAAATAAACATATTCTATTATTACGCAACTCTATTACTAAGTCGCTTTTTTTAATATTTTTTATACCAATTATTCTTCCTATGCTACCATATACATCATTTGTTTCGCATACAAAAGGTAATCCTCTAATATTAAGTGTACTAAACAAGTCCATTTCATCATTTTTTTTAAGTGTGACTACAATATCAGCATTTAATGTTACAATATTGCCAATTTTATAATATCTACCTTCCTTTTTTACATAATCGAAATAGCCATTATTTTTGCCAACAAATAACTCGGGAGTCCATGTTCCCTTTTCAATCTCAACAAGTTCTTTGTGATTTATTGTTAATTTTGCATTACCATTAGTTGTATTAATATTTATAGTTGGCTGATTGCTTAATTTTTCAATTGTAACAAATGTTGTATCATCTTCTATATTGCTTAATTTTAATTTTCCAATAAACTCAGGGTTATTCTTATTAGCTTTATATTTATTTTCAGCTAGGTTTGCTTCAGTTCCCTCTTTAATTCCATCATTAACTCTTTGCTTTATAAAATAAAACAATGCTACCCCTAAAGTAGCGGCTAATCCAAATAGAATAGCATAAAACAGATTTATATTAAATTGCACATTACCATTAATTAATTCTAATTGCTTTTGTATGCTGTCTATTGTATTATTTTGGTTTTGCAGCTTTTCTACTTGTTCTATTAACTCTAGGACTTGCTTTTGTAAATTCATATCACCATACCTCCAATATGCACATATTACCATTTTACACATTGGATGGCAACACAAAATTAATTTATAATATTTTTATGCCTATGTTTATAAATAGTAAAACAAATCCAAAATAAACAATGATAAAATATTGCAAATAATAAAATACAAACATATTTTATTTTGATAAATTCTATAGGTACAGTTGGTAAATTTAATATTATTATACTGCATAATATAGAAACCATAAAATAAATTAGTAAAATTAAATTTGAATTGAATTTTTTCATACAACCATCCTTTCATGTAATTTTATTCTGTGCAAATAAAAAAATTACATTCATATTCGAATATAATTATGTTATTCAGACATTTATATTATTGTATTTTCCACTACAGTAGGAGCAGTACCCCAAATAGCTAATATGCTATCTTGAACATTCTGTGGTAATTCCACTAACTCTAATCTACCACTTACAGTATTACTATATGCTTTTCTGTGATTTTGTCCTAATAGTGTACTTGTTCCATTTTCAACATAAAATTTTTGTTTAAGTATACTTACACTGTCCTCTGTAAGCATATCTATAGTTAATTTTTCTTCAATCATATTAACCTCCTAAGCTATTTCGTATTGCATACTTCCGAAAATTGTTATTTCTGAACCATCATTTATATCCGTCCCGATTAAATTTGCACCATTTTGTTTAATGATATCAAATATTGTATATCCATACCCATTAACCAACGAGCCAATTCCTAAACTAGTAGATTGTTTGATTATTTGCGATATGATACCTACATTTTCTATTCGATTAGGTGTAAACGGCAATGAGCTAATTCTCATATTTCCAGTTCCGTTGACATTTGTAAATCTTAAAACGAATTGACAATATACTAGCTTATTATTTCTTACATAAGTAGCACGTTGTATCGAATACGTAGTTGTTCCAGCAGAACCTCCAAAATTTAGTGTAGGTGTCCATGTACCTTTTTCAAATAAATTATCTATTTTATCTGTTGTAGCTACTTGTTTTGGTACACAAATAACTTCTTGTGTTATATTTGTAGGTTTTGGTTCTATAGTTATACTTGTTACTAAATTTGTAAAACTTCCGCCAGTTTCATATTCTCCATCATTTATTACACTAACTTGAATACCAGTAAAATACAACTCAAGTTTCAACCATAGACATATTTTATTATTTAAATTAAATATATTTATAGATGATATATTTTCACCTAAGTTTATTGCTTTAGATGTATAAATAGTATTATTATAAATGTATCCTTGTAACAATGTATTAATTGGAATACCAGTAGCATATGAATTTCCTTTTATTTCAATAAAAAATGATTTACCATATTCAAAAGGAATATCAGTTTTTATCAAAAATCCTTTATTAGCAGTTATATCTTCACCCCTTAGCCTGTCAGACATTTTCATCATGTCCGCTTTATGTTTCATTTGCAGACTAAGTACGTCTACTAAATCTATGTTATCATCTATTTTTTTACCACTGTGCTTAGATTGATAATCTATTTCACTCACTTTATTAACCTCCTTTTAATAATAAATTATAATGCAGCCATCTGCACCTTTGCCGCCTTGTCCGCCAGAGCCGCCAGAACCACCTGCACCTAAAGTACCAAATTTGTCTGAGGTTCCGCCACCAGCTCCACCACCAGCTCCGCCATAACCTCCTTGACCTCCTGAACCATATGTAGTTGCATTTGTGCCATTTCCACCATTTGCACCATTTCCACCTTTGCCGCCTTTATTATTACTTATTGCATCCGAACCATTAAATCCGTTTGCAATATTAGAAGCACCTCCACCATGCCCTCCACCAGCAATATAATTCGCATCAGACTTAAATGTTCCATTGGCTCCAGGAACATATCCGTTAATTGTCTCTCCTAGTCCATCAACTCCGCTTCCTTTACCACCTTTAGAACTACTCTCTCCCTTTATAGCATATCTTTCACCTACATATATATCCACATACTCATTGTTATTAGTACCATTAGCAGTTGTTAACGTGCTAAATGTTGTATGTTCACCTACATTGCCTAGCGCATTTGCTATGCCACCAATTCCACCTTTACCTACTGCATAATTTATACTTTGACCCGGTGTAACAGTAAGTGCAGTATTTAACACATTGCCACCATTACCTCCTAGTCCTCCTGCACCACCTTGACCGCCTACACCATTATCCTCGTGTGTACCATTGCCACCGTTTTGTCCATTAGCACCGCCAGAACCACCATCTCCACCGCCAATAAGTATTACTCTAAGTTTATTTATGCCACTTGGAACTACCCAACTTGTGCCATTTGTAAGTACAACTCTATTAGAATACCCCATAGTTGGCTGACTAGGTACAAAGTCCACTATAAAATTACCCTTAGCTTTTAAAAGTCCTCCCATGGTTATATCCAAAGATTTCACACATGCATTCTCTGTTTCCAAAGAATAAGGATTTATAACATTTACTAAATCTCCGCATCTTTCATTATTATATATTATGTCTTGTTCTATAACCTTTGTAAGAGTGTATACATCATAAAGTCTGTTAAGTACATCATTAGAATTTACAAGAGTTACAAGAGTTGCTTTATCAATGCTTATAACATTATCATTGCTAATTCCTTTAGATACTACTTGTGTTATATGGTTATACTTTTTACCCTTTAATTCTACCGTTCCGCTACCGCTAATTGTTGCATAATTAGCACCGCTTGAAGTAAAAGTACCACCTGTTATACTCAGGCTATGGTATGGCTCCTTAAATATTATTGTTGTAGAGCCGCTAAGACCGTCATTAAACAGAATGTCCTCTTTAGCGCTTTCTTCATATTTATGTTCTGTTAAAACAACCTTGCTAGCTGGTATTTCCCTGTCAAATCTACCGCCTACAATTGCCTTAGTTTTATCAATATTAGATTTTATATCTTTACTAAGTGCCGTAATTAACAATTTTCCGCTAGGCATTGTTCTAACAGCTAACCCTGTTGCTATCTGTATTTGTTGTAAATTATTTCGTTTGGTATCGTATGGCAAGTAACCATACAATTTTAAATCTTCCAAAGAGGCATCTAGTTCATAATCTATGCCAGATAATAACCCTTGCAATACAGATTTTACCGTTTGTCCTGTATAGATACCACCATAATGTTTATCTCTCTCTAACATGCCTACAGAAGATATACAGTTAAATGTATAAGTGTCATTATTGTTACGATTAATTTTGTCTATATAAAACTTTCCAATCAAAGCATCATTAAAGTAATACATCAATGGAGTTCCTATAGCTAAATTGGACGGATTAACGTTATCTGTTAATACCCTAAATATAAGTCCATCCGCAGTCTTTAGTTTTTTATAATCTGCTAAAATAAATCCTTGCGGTTCTTGTCCTGTCCATGCTTGAAATACAAGAGTATCTATTGCTAAGCTTTCTCCATTTAATGCATGTTGCGTGTTACATTGCCCACTTATTATGTTTTTGTCATTAAACTCTAAAGGACCATAAACTATTTTATTCAATATTAAACCTCCTCTAGAGTTAATGTGCTACCACCGCTTCCATTTCCCCATAATACACTTAAAGAATTTTCCATAGATATGCTTTGCGCAGTTGTAGTAATTTTCATGTTTGTTGTCTTATCAGCCTTTATTTTTGGATCATAATAAGTAACTACAACAAACTTTTTACTTTGTACATTTAAAATAACAGATAAATTATCATCATTAAGCGGCTTTAAAGATACAGTAACAATGGTCTTTTCTGCAATAATGTCCTCGTGGGTTACTCCATCTAAAGTCATACAAGAGTTAGGACCTGTAACTTTATTATATCCAACTGTATAACCTCGCTTGGCCATGTAAGTATTATAATTTACTCCATCTACATTAAGTGTTTTCATTTTAATTTTACACCCCCATAGCAAAGCTATTGCCCTGTAGTTTACTTTCTTTTTGCATAGGATTATATATTGCTCTAGCTATTTTTTGTCCATCTAGATTAACTTGCAATTCTATAATTTGTCCTCCACCTTGGTTACCTAAAGATAATGCCTTTAATATGTCTAATATGCTTTGTTTATCTGTTTTGCTTACAACTTCCTCGCCTTTGTGCAATTCTCCAATATAGCCGTCAAATGGAACATAAGAAAGTCCGTTCGCGTGACTTCCATTCGTATTTGCTCTTGTTTTTATTCCAGATTTTCCACCATCATCAGAGGACATCTCATCATTGCCTTTTTTCCAAAACGCTAATTTATCCACTAACCATGATACTTTATCAGACACCCATCCACTAATACTTTCCCATATGCCTTTTATTCCATCCCATAAACCGCTAAATATATCTTTTCCTACTTGTATCATCTTGGGTACAATGTTAGTAAATATAGATATAAATCCATCTAAGAGTGTACCAAATAAATTACAAATACCATCCCATAAATTACTAAATAAATTCTTTACTGCTTCCCACAAGCCTTTCCAATCACCTTTAAATAACGCGCTAAATACCTTGAATATATCCATTATTAAATTAAAAACTGTTTTAAATACACTTGAAACAACGTCCCAAATAGCTTTAACTACTACAGTTATAGTATCGCCCCACTCATCCCAAAATCCTTTGCAAAAATCAAAAAAAGACTTAAAAAAGTCTTGAATAGCTGCAAATGCCGTTATAAACATATCTTTAATTGTTGTTACTATCTCATTTAAAAATGTTCCATCTGTCTGAGCTTGTTCTACTAGACTTTTTATCCATCCGATAAATTTTCCAATCCAATCTATTGCTACGCCGACAACTTCGCCGATAAAGCCAAAAACTTTACCGACTATCTCTTGTATAAGTGGCATATTTGCAAGTACACAATCCAAGAGTTGTTGAATAATAGGCATAACTTCTACACCTATTTTAGTAAATATAGCTCCAAAAGAATCCTTAACATCATCCATTGTGTCACCTAAAACAACTCCGGCATTTACTGCTTCATCAGACATTATCAAACCCAATTCATGACTTCGGTCTTTTAGCTCTGTTATTGCTTCCGCTCCACCATTCAGCATAGGCATCATTTCAACACCAGCTTTACCAAACAACTCAGTTGCAAGTCTTGCCTTTTCAGTACCATTTTCCATATTCGCCAAAGCCATCATTGCTTCGTTCATCATTTGCTCTTGTGATTTAAGTTTTCCGCTTCCATCTTCCCAAGTTAATCCTAAAGCTCCAAAAGCTTCTGTTGCTTTTTTACTTCCACCCTCTGCAGCGTCCATTTGTGAAACAAGCGTTTTAATGCCAACTTGTAATTTCTCTACATCCATTCCATTCTGCCCCATGATGTAATCCCACTCTTGGAACGCTTGCTTAGATATACCAATTTTATGTGACATCTTATCTATTCTGTCTGTTGTTTCAGCAGATTTAGTCGCTAGAGCAGTTATTCCTCCAAGTGCGGCTCCTGCTCCAGCTGCTATACCAGCTCCCCACTTAGCAGCAGTTTTTAACCCTTCGCCCATATTTTTAGCAAGTTTTTCAGCTTTACTCTCTGTCTTAGATATGCTTTCCTCTGCCTTGCTACTATCAACAAATATAGAACCAAATAGCTTAAATATCTCTATCGCCAATTATCTCACCTCTTTTCTTCTCTGTGAGTTTCAATATTTCTTCACTTTCTTTCAATATATCTTCTGTGCTTATTGTTCTGTCTATCTTTCCTGTTAATAAAGCTTTGTAGTTTTCAAAAGAAATAAAGTTATCCTCTGTCATTTTACTATAGTCTACAAGCCACCTATCCCAAATTTTATTATCTAATTCTACCTCTAATGACTTTTCTATTAGTTCATATCCTTCTTGCCATTCCAAGTCATATATCAGTCTTATATCATACTTTCTTAGAAGCAACTCATAACAACTTACATAGTCGATAGAGTTGCTTGCTTGAAAAAAGCCATCAAGTCATTTTCTTTTGCTATTTGCTTTACAATATATATAAAATCTGTAAAAGGTCTTTCTGACAATCCAGAAGTTTCTGATATGTTCTCTATGAGCGCGTATATCTCTGTTTCTGTGTCTGCACCTGCCTCAATTATTGTCATAATCATTTCCATTCCAATAGTATCAACTGTAGCTTTCTGTAAATTTATATTTTTTAATCCTTCTTTAACTTTTGCTTTTTTAATAATTTTTGCTAATGCAAATACGTCTTTTGTCTTTAATTTTCTCATTTTTACCTCCAAATAAATAAATAGAAAAGAGGAGTAAATACTCCTCTATGATTATGCTGCAAATGTTACCTTCCAAGGCTCTATTTCATCTTCATCTGTATCGTCATAACAAGCTTCATATGTTAATGCTGCTATAACCTCATCTTTATCGGCCATAGTCCAATCAATATTATCCTTGTTAATTGCATTGCTTAATTCGATAGTAACAGCCTTACCATCCTTAGTCTTACCAACCCATTTTACTGTTGTATAGTCTGTATCTTCTATGTTTTCCTTAGCAGAAAATACACCTGTTGTAATTTTTGTAGCAGGGTACATCTTAGGCAAGTTCTCTGCTACAATTTCAAGCAAATTCATTTTCAACTTCGCTCTACTTTCATCTAAAACAACTCGTCCTTTTACAGAACCTTTGTCTCCGTCTGCTGCTATATCTCTAAATGTTCTTTCAACGGTAAACTGTCCGCCACCTCTTGTAACCGCAATAGCAATTGTTCCTATGTAAAAAGTACCATGACCTAATATAATTTTATCTGGCATTTACTCAACTCCTTTCATAGTTTTGTATTGTAAATCTTAATTGTCTTCTTTTAATTTCTTTATCTTCATCTTGTATATTTTGTCTACTATCTAAGTAGAATGTAGGCAATATGGTTGTAGTTGGATTATTTACATGATCTAATATAGATTCTATGTTATCCGCTAAAGTTTCTATTGTATTTGTGTCTGTTGTCTTATCCCACACATTAATAGTCAAAATAACATCATTACGAGGGTAGTTACCGAACCCAACAGAAGATAAATCATACACGATATAAGGAAAGTCGGCTTCATTGTCAGCTACTTCAAAGGAAACTCTGTCACTAATAGTTTTTAACTTGCTCGATATTACTTTTCTTAATTCTACTGTTTTACTCACCGTCTGCCCCTCCCTCATATTCATCTTCACCTATAATAGCCAGTGCCTCCGCTTCATCTTCTAAAGCAGATAGGTACTGGCTCTCTATTTTTACTATTTCTGCAATGTTTTCATTAACCGTTTTTTCCAAAAGTCCTATTTTAGCTGTCTTACTTGAGCCCAATTCTTGGAACCCTCCGTAAAATGCATTAGGCTTAATTCCAACTTGTAAGTCACAATCGTTTTTCCTTACCCAGTATTGAGTAAACTTCCCAACATTGCCTTTTCTGCGTTTAAAAACACTATAATAATTTGATCTAAACTTATTGCATATAAATTTTCCTACATCTCTTAGAGCAGCTCTTGTTAGTTCTTGTATTGTGTAATTAACCCTATCAACATTACTAATAAATTCTACATTACCTTTTTTAATTTTTGTTATACTTTTAGGAATTGACATTATTATTAACACCCCTTGAACACACGATTTCAACAAATCCTATTTCTTTTACATATGTTCTTATAATGTTATATATTTCGTTTCCATATTTTAATTTTTGCTCACCTTTATATTCAAATTCTCTAACTTTAAATACAAGTTCTGGTTTAAATCCTGTAGCTTGAGCTTGATAAAATTCCTTTTGTCCAACAGATTGCTTATGAGCAAATATTTTTCTTTCTTTATAAGAAGGTATCTTATCCCCTATTTCATTTATTGTAAATGTTTCACTTAAGAGATTAATAACACTTATAAATCTCATATGCTCACCTACTTACACAAATTTGTCTTGATAGTATATCAAATGCAGGTGAAAATTTTGTTTCTCCTGGAGTATTATTTAACAAATCATTTACACCTACAGCTATACAAACTACTATTTTATCACTTATTTCGTTTACTTTATCTATATCAATTATTGCTCCACCATCAACTAAATATCCTATTGTAGCCATTGTTTTAAGCTTAATGTTTTTATTTATATCCTCATCATCTTCAGTTATACCTAAATGTGATTTTACATTAGCTAGCAATTCTTCCAAATTAACACCACCTATAAAAAATAGGGGATATTTCTATCCCTATATTCTTATTTTTTCAAATAAATTAAATCTTTCGCACCAACTAATTTTGTTTCTGCTCCTTCAGTAATAGAGCCTATTGCCATTTTACCATCTGCTATCATAAGTGCTTTATGGATCCATTTATTTAAATCTTCGTTAAAGTACTTTTTATAGTACATTGCTAGATTTGAATTTAAGCAATACTTAGATAAATCAACAACTACACCAAACACATCACCTTCAGCAGCATTATCAAAAGCTGGTAATTTATCAGTAGTTAAAACTTCTCTACCATTAATAATCTTTTGTCCTTTTTCATTAATCTTACCAAGCCCTATCTTTTGTCCTGCAGTATCGGTCATTCCATTTAAGTATTTTTCCCATGTAGCCTTATTTAAGAGATAAATAACACTATCTTCTGATGATTCAGGTACTGCAGCTTCAACTCCAGCCCATGTTGCAACCTTTCCAATTGTAGCAGATGTCATAGTTACAACTTGAGCTGTAGGTAATGTATACTTAGTTAATCCTAAAGGCTGTCCAACTCCAGTTCCTGCTATAATAGCAGCTTCAATTGCTTTAATCATAGCTTTCTTAAGCTGTTTAGTAACTGTAGCTTCGAAAATTGGTAATGTAACTGTTGAAGTTAATAAACCAATTGCTACTTTTGCTTCAAGCACATGATATGAAAATGAAAGAGTTGCTTTCATTTCTGCCTTTTGCTCATCAGAAGTTACATTTTCGCTAGCTAACCATGTAGCAGATATATTTATGTCAGAAATAGGAATTTGTATTCCACCTTGGAATGCAGTCTGTGTAATTCTAGCAAGTATTTTTCCTTCAACTGTGATGTCTTCAATAACTTTGTTTTGAATGGTTGTTGGTATAACAGCTCCAACATCCCCAACGGTAGTTAATGCATCAGATCGTTGTTGAACGAATTTATCAGGAATAGGAGTTCCCTTAATTATGTAGTTCATAAAAGCATTTCTGTACTCTACAGTAGCATATATGTCTTCTTCAGCATTTCTTTGCTCTGGAGAACCTATACCAAATGTTGCAATTGGATTTAATTGCAAACCATTATTGCCTATAATTCCTGTAGCTCTAGCTTCAGGTGGCAATACCTCTTCCTCAGGCAAAGCATCATACATGCTTCTAAGTTCAGCAATTTCACCATTTAACGATTCGATTTCAGTATTTATACTTCTTAGCTCCACTATATCTTCTGTAGTTCTAGCTATATCAGCAATCTTATTTCTTCTTTGCTCTTTAATGTCTAACATTTTTTTAATTTTATTTTTCATAATTACTTTCCTCCATTTGATCTTAATAAAATTTGTGTTCTTAGTCTTTCTTTTTCTAATTCTAGTTTAGAACTCTCCAGTCCACTAGACCTTGCATTCTCCAATGCAAGTTTGGCACTATCCAGTGCACCCTTGTCTCTAGAATATATATCTGTATTGGAGTAGGCTGGCATATTAACCGGTCCTGCTTCAAATACTTTCGCTATTTTTAAAATTCTTCTTAGTGGTTTATCTGTGTCCATTCTTTCCCACTTTTGTTCTGCAATCCTAAAAATAAAACTCATTCCATCTATATCTCCACGTTCGATAGCACTTACAACACCTCTAGCATCTTGGTTATTATCTGTATCTAAATTAGCTGATATAGCTAATCCCATGTCATCAATGCTCAATCTTAAGGTTGAGTTTGGACTATTATTTCTACTTCTTGCTAATGGAATTTTAGACAAATCGTGATTAATACACATTAATACATCAGTGAAATCGCACGAATCAAATGCACCTCTCTCAATAACCTCATCAAAATAACCACCAATATCTACAGTCTGATTAAAAACTGCAGCATGACCTTCTACGGTTTTCCCTTTTTTACCTTCTTGAGAAGAAGACCTTATATCATTAATACTAAACGCTCTTGTTACTTTCATTTCATCAAACACTTTATTTACATTACTCATTTTTCACACCCTTTCCAACATTACTCTTACTCATTTGATATTGATCAGCTAATTCACGATTTATAAAATTAAGTGATACTTTCCTTACATCCCCACCTACGAACGGTGGATATCCAAATACTCCTAATATCTGATTGTCTGTCAATGTTCCTCTACTACTTAGAATATCAACAGCTGCTATTTTATTTGCCATATTTGTAAAAACTAACCCTTGTGCATAAAATATTATTTCATTACCAACCTCTAGTTCTCTTTGAGTAAAAATTACTTTACTAAAAACCCTTCCAAGTGATATTATCATTGATTCTAATGTTTTTTCATAAAAAGCTTGATATTGTTCTTCTGTGTAATCTCCATTATATATTGCTAAAGATACTCCATAATTACTTAAAATCCTTTTATCAATAAATTCCATTGTATCCCTATCAATAAATTTAGGATTAATTTCTAATGGAATATAATCATTTTTCATGTCAATTGCTAATATTCCACTTTCAGCATTTTTAAGTTTATTCTCAAACTCTTTTCTTTCATTCTCTTGCTTTTCGTCATTAAGCATAGTATTAATTTTTAATAATCCTCTTATCATTAAAGAAGATTTAATACCCTTTTCAAGTCCTTGATTAATAATATCATTTGTTTTTAAAAGTTTTAAAAGTGCATCATTGTTAGGCTGACCATTTATATCTCCGCCTAAAAATTCATTTGCTCCAAAGTCTTTTCTCCAATGTATGATATCTGCATAAGGCATTGTGTAATCATAACCATTTGCAAAGTAAAATTTAATATAAAAGACACCGTTAGAATCTTGTAGAAAATCAACTTGGTTAGGATTTAAAGGATATAAACCTGTATATTCTCTTTTAACGAATCCATCTTTTATTGGTATTTCTCTATATGCTGGATAAATAAATGCATTTTTCTTTAATTCCCTTAGATAAGTAATTTTTTCTAAAAAATCTGTAGTTGTCATTAATTCATTCGGTCCAAATTTCAAAAGTCTTGCAATGCTATCATTTATAACATTTTGCATCCCACTTTCATTATCTATGCGAATATGTTTAGGTTGCAATTTGCTAATTTCAGTTGCCAAACACCTTACACAGTTTTGTACAATATCAGATGCATAAATATCCTCTCCAAATTGACTAAAAACCGGAGCATATCCATTCATCATTTTTGCATATTTAAGAAGTACTTTTTTTTCATTATGTTTGCTTATTAAATCAAGAATTCCCAATCTTTCACCTCCTATCTAATCAAATCTAAATACTCTTTTCTAAATCTATCATAAGTCGCATAAGCAATAATCATAGCTACAGAACCATCTATACGCCTATTAGCTTTATCCTGAGCTTTAACAGGCATTATTTGCCCAAATTGATTTATCTTACATGCTGTATTTTTTAAACACCACACATCTATTGGATTTTTATTATAATTTACAATGCCACTCTTCAAATCAGCTTCTAACATCTTCATAGCTGTGCTCATATTATTATAATCTTGCGGAATCTTTTCATTTTCAAATCCGTAATCATCCATTTCCTTGACATATGATTTAGCATTCCACCGGTCATAGCCTGTTTTAAAAACTCTTATGTTATATTTTTTATATAAACTTACATACCACATAACAACATCACTATAATCAACTTCGTTACCAGGACAAATGGTAAGCAACCCTAATCGTGCCCACTCTAAATAATTTTTATGGTCTTGTTGAGAACCAACTTCAACTTTACTTTCAGGTATAAAATAATGCTGTAGGAAATACTTAGTTTTATCATTAGGCCTCATTATAAAAACTTTGGTTGAAGTTAAATCTGTTGTCTCAGATAAATCAGTAGCTCCTATACCAATACATCCTCGTAAATCTTCTATGTTATAGGTTAAATCATTAATTATTTCTTTTTCCATTAACCAAGCTTCAGCATTATTTTGTTTAATATTAAAATCTTTTGATAAAGTGAATATTCTTTCAGCCTTATCTGCTTGAGCTTTTATTAATTGATCCTTTATGTATGATACTTTTTTAATTGTTCCTAATGAAGGGTTAGCTTTTACCCAGCTACTCTCATCCTGATATACTTCTATTTCGCTATCCATTGTATATAACCATACCAATATAGAATCATCTTCTCTATCACCATTTAAAACTTCTCTAGCATACTTTAATTCTTTATCTAAATATCCATCCTCTGTGAAACCTTCTGTAGTTATATTTATAAAAATAGGTTCATCCTTTATTGACTGAGATTGTTCAATAGATTTAGCTATAACATTGTCTTTCATTTCATGACTCTCATCAAGTATAGCCATTTCAATATTACGTCCTTCTTTATTTCTAGTCTTATCAGATATTTTTTTAATTGTTGACTTATTTTTAAGATTGAAAATACCTTTAAGATTTTTATGTGTTCGTCTACATTTAACATCAAACATTTCTCTCATGTTTGCTATTTCATCAAATATTAAATTAGCTTGAGCATCATCATTTGACGAACAAATGATATCAGCACCTGAATTACCAATCATAAACTCTGTAAAAGCTAATGCTGCACATAATGTTGATTTTCCATTTTTACGAGCAATCAGTAAAATTAACTTTTTAAATCTTCTTAACCCTGTGCTAATCCATTTAAAAGAGAAGAATGCTTCTATTACAGCCTTTTCCCAAAGTTCGAGTAAAAAGGGCATACCGTTAAAGGGACTCTTTGTATGTTTGCAAAAATTCTCAATAAATTCAATTCTCAATTCTGAATCAGAACAATCATAAAAAAACTTATCTCCTTCTAAATCCTTAATAAGATTTTTTAGGCAAAGTTTCAATTCGTGGCCAATAATTATTTCACCATTTTTAGATTTTAAATAATATTCCAATAAAAAAGAGTACTGACCATTTATTTCGCAGCACTCATAATTTATTTTATTTTTAAAGTCTATGCTCTGAGCAATTTGCATTAACTTTTTATTAATCATTATCCATCTTTCCTTTTATCCACTCATCAAATGCATCTTCTCCTTCAATAGAATTTTTCATGAGTATTCCATTAAGAGTTTTTATATTTAATGCGTAAATATTAGCTGTTCGCCTATATTCATTTGCTATTGGGACCTGTTTTTGCTGAGCTTTATTATTTGGATTTACACGAATCATACCTGTTTCTTTTAATATCGTCCTCATTTCATAAAGTTCACCTTTAACAAATGCAGTTTCCTCAATTAATCCTTCAACAAGTTTTCGTTTACTTTCTTCAACATCACTAAATATTTCAATCAATTTTTCACGTTCTTGTTCACTTACTTGATTTTTTGATATTTGTGTCAAACTATTCACCTCGATTTCATTTTTTTGGTTTGTGTGTTAACTATATTCACCCTTCATCGCTCCCCTTGCAAACATTGAAATATCAATATGGGGGGGGTGTATTGGTTATTTTGTATAACTTTCAAACCAAGCGTTTATATATTTAATCCATTCATCTTGATGTTCTTGCCTATAATCATTACAGTATTTTAATCTATATATACAATCTTCTTGGCTTATATCTAAAAAAATTATTGCAGCTCCTAAGTCCTTTGCTAACTTCTCTCTTACATACTTGTCAGCATAACCTCCAATTATCCATGCTGTATACCAGTTGCCATATCTAGTTTTTATGCAGTCAATTAAATAATTTCTAATACCTAGGACATTATACTTTAGCTTATCAGGTTTATCATACATATCATTCAAACTAACAGCTTGGTACAGTCTATCCATATCTATTACAATATCGTTCTCTGTTTTATTTTCTAATACATATGAAGTCTTGCCACTAAGTGGTGGACCATAAACTATATAAACACTCTTTTCTTTTCTCTCAAAATGTTGACCGCAAAATCTATTATGTTCTTTGTTATGACACCTATGGCATACTAACTTAACATTGTCAGGATTAAGTGCTATGTTAACATCTTTATAGTTATCATCTGTTAACTCTATAGGAGTATGATGTATATGTATATGTCTTGATTCAATTATTGTCTTGTGGCATATCTCACACCTAGTCCCTCTATCTAAAATTATACTTTGCCTAAAGATTTGCCATTCATCAGACTTATAGAATTTATTAATCTCTTTACTACTCATTACCATTCATCCTTTTTGGCTTCATCTTTTTTAAGTTTTAATGTCTCTTTATCAATCTCAACCTTGTGAGGATTGTCTTTCCAACTATCCTTTTGCCTATTTATAAGCCAAAACTTTTGTGCTCCTGGATCAGCTGGAATATGTCTTATAGTATCAACAGTAACAACTTCTTCCTTCTGACATTTGTTATCTCTTTCATCAAAGTATATGCTTTTAACTTTAACTGCTACAGTTTCTACAGCATCATATCCTAAAGCTCTTTTATAAAGTGCATTTTCAACTGCTACATCTGCAACAATTTTTCCCCGGCACAATGCCTCTGAAAGTGCCGATAACGACTTTTTTTGCTCTCTAAAATAGGAATATGATATTTTTAAATTCATAGCAATTTGCTTTTCACTCATTCCCTGTTTTGCCCATATTTCAACACTTTCAAGGTTTTCTAATATAATATCTTTTTTTGATTTTGTCATTGTAAAACACCTCACTTTTACCGGCACACTTTTTTAATTAAAAACTATACAGAAATACAACTATTTTTTAGCCAATAAATTAAAATATCAAATATTTGATATAAATATTGATATATCAACAAATGATTGACTATCTAAAAAAACACTCGAATGTGCGATTTTCTTAGTAAATAATACATTCATATTTTTCACTTGCATTATATATAGGAAATAAAATTATTTTAAAACCTTGAATGTTTATAGTATTATTTTTTAAACATTCAAAAGAAAATAAAAAAATTATAGGATTAAACTGTTTAATGGTTTACTACTTTCTTTATAAACCATATTGTCTAATCCTAGATATCTTTTAGTTTCTTCTATGCTGCTATGTCCTAGCAATTCTTTAATTAATAATGTGTTATAATCATTCTCAACCCAAAGGTGATAAGCATAGGTTTTACGCATGCTATGAGCAGTTATATTAATAAGGCCAAACATATCTCCAGCATCCTTAAGTATTGTAGTTACTCTTGGAACACCTATATGTTCACCTTTCCTAGATGGAAATGCATACTCATAATCCTCTTTATTTTTAATATAGGCTTTAAGTATTTTTTCTAGCTTATCAACTATATAAGACCTTCTAGGTTTAATATTGCATTTTCTAATATTTTTAGAGTTCTTTTTCTTGCCTTCTAGTATTTCAAAATATCCAACTCTAAGAGCTTCTTTTATGTCACGTATTTTTATTAAAACCAAATCTCCAGCTCTATATCCAGTTGCGATTCCTACTACGAATAAAACATAGTCTCTCTCACGCTTAGATTTCAAATAATCCTGTATATCTAAAACTTTTGATTTAGATTTGATAGGATTTGAAGGTTGTTTAATCATCCATGTTTCACCTGCCGAATAGCTCCGCCAATTCTCTTATGGCCATCGTGGCGCATCATTTTTTCAAAGTCTTCAAAGCATATGTTTTTATCGCTTTTCTGTACTTTTTTATTGTTTGTAAATTTTACTAGTTTTCTATATACATCTGGTTGTTTGACTCTAATAATACTACCTATAGACATATTTCCACCTCTTTTCTTGCATAAAAAAAGCACCTTAAGCAAAATTGCTTTTTAGGCGCTTTTTTAAATATAATAATTTAGAAGGACTATTAAATGGACTTCTACAGTTTGTATTATAGCACAAAGAAAGTGTCCATTTCTGTCCATCTTTTATAAATTTATAATTTTTTTTCTTTAGCCATTAGATATGCTATATGCAAGAACAACAAAAGGTCTGCCTTGTGTTTGGCAGGTATTTTATATTTTACAAATTTTTCTATGTACTTCATAAATTCCGTATCGGTCATGTTACTTAAATCTTCAATTGTCTCTTTTAATTGATTAATAAACTCCATAAGACCTCCAGCTTTAATTATAATATAAATACAAAAGTGCAAACCTCTTTAGGACATTTGCACTCTAATAGAAAATAATTATAAATTTATTATATAAAGTATAAATAACAATTTCAAGTAGTCCCAATTTTTCTATATGCATGTGTAATCTCCTAATTGATATCTATATTTTATATTATTAAATATTATATTCGTCATGTCGAAGATATTCAAGTTGTTAAATATAATTTATGCTAAATATAATAAAACTTAGGAGTTTATTATGATAGATTATTCACCTTTTTGGAAAACACTTGAAAAGTCAAATGAAAATTGGTATACACTAACTAATAAACATAAATTATCTCACAGTACTCTGCATAGGCTTAAGCATAATAAAGACGTTTCTATGAAAACTATTAATGATTTATGCAGAATTTTAAACTGTAATATTCAAGATATTGCTATTTATGTTCCAAATGTTGAGGATCAAAAACTATAACTAAAAGACCATTAAAAGGTCTTTTTTAGTTTTATATCCTAATATTTGGGGTTTAACAAATGGTATCTAAATTTTAAATAGATACCATTTTTGTGTGTCAATTTCATATTTTATCTCATATAAATCTTTTTCATTTTGCATGCATGTAAAAACTACTCTGTGATTTCCTGCTAGCATTTCAACGTGGGTTTTTACTATTTTATCAATTTGAATGGTTCTATCATCTTCTCTTTTAAATCTCAATGGAATTATTGTTCCATCGGTTTTAAAGGAAGCTAATACTTTTATGTTTTCATTTACAATTTTCATATGGGTTAACTCCTTACAAAATACTACTCATACCAATATATTCATCCGATGGATAGCCTCCAAGCAGTGGCTGAAAATCGCTGTTTGCGAACATACCTCTAATTATGGCGTTATCTCCGTATCTATATCTTATTTTATCAATTGTTTTGTCTAAAACTTCACTTTTTTTGCTAAGGTCTGATTGAAAAAGGCTGATTTGCTTAACTGTTCTGAATTCTAAATCGCTTACATATACACCTAATTGCCTTATTGGTTTTTTATCCCAGGTTTCATCAAATAGCTTGCATATATTTATATATAAATCATTAGTACAATTGGTAAAAACTGAAAGCTTCTTTTGTCTTGATATATAGAAAAAATCACTAAATTTAATGCCTATGCTTATTACCCTACAAAACGCACCAGCTTCTCGCAGTCTCCATGCTGTAACTTCAACTAAGCTAAGAAGTATGATATGTGCAGTTTCTGTGTCTGTTACATCAAATCTTAGAGTGCTGCTGTTGCCAACACTTT